CAATTAAAAATGGAGGTTTAAAATGCCAGAAATAACAAAAGAAGATCTTGATAAATCGAATAAAATTTTAGCGGACTTACAGGCTGAAATTAAAAAATCAAATTCTGATAAAGATACATATGATGAAAAATTCAAGTCTTTAGAAGCAGAAACTAAACTTAAAATTAAAAAGATTGAAGCAGATCTAAAAGCAAAAGATGCTGAATTTCAAAAAGCTTTATTAAAAGAAGATAAAGCAGCAAATGAAATTAAAACAAAAGAACAAGCAATTGAAGATTTTAACGATATGCTTAAATCAACAGAACATGTAAAAAAACAAGACGAGCTTATGACAAGAATCAAGGAACTAGAACTTGATCTTATTAAAACTTCAAAAGGTGTTACAGATAAAAAAATGTATCTCACAGGAGATCATTACAAAGCATTAGAACTTTACGTAAAAGAAGGCGACTCAGCTTTTACACCTGAACAGATAAAAACATTACGAACTGATGTAGGTTCACAGGGTGGCTATTTAGTACCCGTTGAGCTTTACACTCAGATCTTAGAAGAAGTTGAAGAGCTTGATCCAATTAGACCATTGGCAAGAGTATTTTCAAGTAAGGTAAAAACATTAGAAGTTCCTATCAGAACAAGTTTACCTACTGCAACATTTGAAGGCGAACTAGAAACAGTTCCTAATTCTCAATCTGGTTATAGACTAGAACAAATGACAGCTTATAGACAACACATAAATACTCCTATCACTTGGGATCAAATTAATTTTGCAAATTATGATATGATTCAACAAATGAGTAAAGACGCAGCAATGGCATTCGCTATTGGTGAAGGTCAAGGCTTCTTAAGTGGAAACGGTGTTAAAAATCCAGAAGGTATTTTAACAAATGCCGATGTTTTAGCTAGTAATGTAATTGAAACAGCAACAAGTGAAACACTTTCATTAACTGATGTTGTAGCATTACCAGGAAATTTGAAAAATGGTTATTTACCACAAGCAAGATTTTTCATGAACCAGAAAACACTTTATGATCTAAGAGCAGAACAAGACGAAAATGGTAATTTCTTATGGAGAATAGGCGGCGAAGGTATGCCAAACAATATCGCTGGAATCCCTTTTGTTATCCTTCCTTCTATGCCTAATGTTGCAGCTTCAGCATATGCATTAGGAATTGGAAACTTTTTCTATGGTTATTATATACTTGACGCTGTTGGTCTTATGATGATTAGGGATGATTATACAAGAAAAACAAGCGCAGTAGTAGAAATGACATGGATTAGATATCTTACTGGTCAAGTAGGTATTGCAGAAGCATTTAAACTATTACAAGTTCAAGAATAAGAGGGAGGAAATAATATGTACGATTTAAGAAGTAGATCAGATATTGAAAGCTGTCTTGATGTCCAAGCTATAGCAGCTTCAGGATCTGTAACTGGAGAAACAATTGATACTCAAGATCATGAATCTTTGGATTTATGTTTCAATCTTGAAGTTACAACAGGCGCACCTGTGACGGTTACACTTTATGAAGGCGACGCAGCTTTAATGACTGATGAGGAAGCTGTAGACTCAACTAATGTTATAGGTACAGCGACACTATCAGCAAGTGCAACAGGAACACAAGTAATTCATCTAGGTTATGTTGGTTACAAACGATATGTAAGGGCTAAGTTTGGAACTACAGGCGCTCCAACAATGGACGTTGCAGGAATAGCATTCAAGAGTAAAGCAAAACATTGTCCAACAGTTTAAAAACTTGTTAGACTAAAATTATAAAGAGGCGGTAGGAATTAATTTTCCTATCGCTTTTTTAATATGATATAATTCTTTTGAGGTATTTAAGATGTCATTACTTACTAATGTTTACTATCAAAGTGATAAAGTTTCAGCTGATGTAATTTCATTAGCAGACATGAAACTTTATTTAAAGGTTGAAGATACAACCGATGATGATTTAATAACTGCAATTATAAACGCAGCTGTAACAATAGCCGAAAAAATAATGAACAGAGATTTATTAACAACAACTTATATAAATTATAGAAACAGTATAATTGGAGATTTAACACTTAGAAAAGGCAAGTTTCAAAGCTTAATAAGTATTGAGTATCTAAAAGATTCAGTAGATAAGACATTAGATTCAGATAATTATATAGTACAAAATTTTGGAATATACGGAAAAATATATAGAATATTAATTCCAGAAAGTTATGACGATCATCCAGAAGCCATAAAAATAACATTTAAAACAGGTTATGGTGATACAGCAAGTTCTATACCTGCAGATATAATTAACGCAATTAAGGTGCATGTTGCTTTTATGTATGAAAATAGAGGTGATTGCGATATAGATTATTCAAATCAAACATATATTTTAGAAACATTACCAGCTACTAGCAAATTAATTTATTCATTCAATAAAATAGTAGATGCAAATGGATATATTTGATTATGAGTTGTAGAAAAATATTATCATCTAAAAAACCTAAAGCATGTATAGGTGGTTTATCAAAACGTATAACTATAAGCACAAGAGAAGTTGTTTTTAGACACGATGAAACACAATATAGTTTTACAGTTGTATGGACAAGGTGGGCTGATGTTACTACAAAAAGCGGATTGCAAAAATTTAATGGTATTAATATAAATAAAGTACCAAGTCATATATGGATAATGAGAACTATATCAACTCTTACAAGCGAACACTGGATTAATTATAATAATAATAACTACAGAATACTAAGTGTAGAATCAGTAAACGAAGGTGATTACCAAAAAGTTTATTGTCGTTTAACTGGCGAAGATGATCTTGATGGAAGTGAGTCTTGATTAAATCAGATCCAAAAAATAAAAGAGTAATGATAAAATTAGAAAGACTTGATAATGAAATATTTTATGAAGTTGAAAAAGCATATTTTGAAATAGGTAGATTATTAAAAACAGAATTACAAAAAGGTCTAAGGCGTGGAAAAAGAAGCGGTAAAGTGTTTAGAATAAAGAGTAGAAATTTTCGATCTTCTGCAGCTGGTGAATTCCCTCAAAGACGTACGGGAAATTTAAGGAAATCGGTTAACTTTAAAGTATTTAGTTATAAAAAAATGTGGTTTGGTATTAAAGATACCGCTCCATATGCTGTATATTTAGAGAATAGAAACAGATTGCTAGTTGATTATATAGTTAATAAAACAGAATCAAAACAACACAACATTTTAAGAACAAGATTAAATCAAGCTGTAAAGAGGGCGTAAAATTGGCAAAATTAGAAGATGTAATAAGTCAAATAAGTAGTCAAATTACAAAGTATACAGATAGTTTTAACGACTTTGCAAATGTCGATAGTGTTAGTATCTCCGGAACAACTATAACGGTAGAAGTAGATACAGAAATAGAAAAAGATACTGTTGTTAATATTCGTGAGGTATACGTTAAAAATAATGCAGTTAGTGCAAGCGCAGGAGATACATCAGGAACTTATATTGTTGAACTAGAACAAGAGCATGATATAACTTACAGCGAGATAGAAAGCGAAGTTGGAGTTGTTAAAGAAGTTACTTTTGAAGGTGACTTTGAAGGCGATTATGTTTTAACAGAAGTTCCAGAACTAAATCAAATAACAATCGAAAGCAGTAGCGCACCAACAGGAAGTTATTACATTTTAGAAGCTTATAATTTAAGTGGACGTAAAAATGTAGTATGGACAAGTGATACATCATTTACTTATGAGTCTGATTACACATTAGAGCCTGTGAGTGCAAGCGGAACTGTACAAAGTAATATTAGAATAACTGGCGTTAGTAGTGACCAAGATATTGTTGATCTACTTGAAAACAAATCAATTAAATTAACTAAGAATACAATGTTTGTAACAATAGGAGATACAAAAGCAAGTAAAAGCAGATTTACATATAGTGATAGTTTTAATAGAAAAGGTTATGGAGAAGATCTACATATTGAAGTTACTCAAGACTTTAGTGTTTATATGGTCCTTCCAACACATACTAAAACAACACCAAGAGACGCAATAAATGAATTATTTACATTAAGGCCTTATCTAGTAAAGAGCTTGCAAGGAGCTTTATTTGATAGTGGTTTTTTTAGTTCAAATAAATTTCTATGTGTTTATTTAAGCGATTCAGGAGAATCATATAATAAAGCTTATTATGTTCATAGATTTGACTTTGAAACTGTCTTTAATATTGAAAGCGATGATTGTTTAGATATAGGAGAAACAAGAGCATTTAAAAGTTTTGTTGCTGGTTTTAAATTGTCTTATGATGATTACGAAGATGAAAAAAAATCAATTCAAGATAACTTGTTGTGATATAATTTAGTTAATTAATAAACATGGAGGAATAATTATGAGTCGTATTAAGCAACCTTATGTAAGTATAACAAAACAATCTGCAGGACTACCTGTTGGATTAGATTCACAAAAAATATTAATAATTGGTCAAAAAGCATCATCAGGAACAGCAATTGAAAAAACATTATATACAAGTCTTGAAGAGTCTCAAATATTAGATCTTTTTGGTAAAAACTCTTCACTAAGTACCACATTAAGGGCTATGTTTGATGAACTAGAACAAGCACCAAGTCCATATTTACCAAGGATTGACGTTATAGCTTTAGAAGATGCTGGCGGAGCAACAAAAGCAAGCGCAACTATAACACTTGCAGCTTCTGGAGGTGACGACACAGCAAACAAAACTGGAACTGTTACCTTGAATCTTTGTGGTGAAGAAATTGATATTGATATTACAACTGGTGATGATTTATCAACAAGTATAGCTCCTGCGATAGTGGCATCAATCAATTTATTAGATTTACCTTTGACAGCTAGTGATGATGGCGCTGGTGTTGTAACAATAGAGTTTGTAAATGGTGGAACATTAAATAATAAAGCAACAATAAAACTAGATGGATTAACTAAAGTTAGTACTGATTATTTCTTTAGCAATATTCAATTTACATTAAGTCCAGTAAGTAGCAACACAGGTGCAACAGATCCAACATTAACAGATTTACTAGATGTAGTAGATAAGATTAGATACCAATCAATGTCTTATCCTGTAGAATATGGAACTGACTTAGCAACTGATTTCTTAGATACAAGATTTAATGTTGCAAATGCTATAAAAGATGGTGTTGCAATTCTTAAAAATACAGACAGCTATGCTGATTTAGCGATTGTTTTAGATGCTTTAAAGTCTCAATCATTAGTTTATTACTGTAATAAAGAAACAGCGGTTGATTTATTTGATGGTGGTGAAGATCTAGAACTTGATTATGTTGCAGCTGCAAGAGTAGCAACAATCAGAGCTTTGAGATTAACAGAAAATGCAAACATTGTTAATATAACTCCTGCCAATGTTGCAGGAACAAATGACGCATTAGGCGGAAAACATATTGCAAGTCTACCTTATTTCAATACTCCTGTAAGTGGTTCACCAATTCAACCAGAGGGCAAAGGATGGACAGACGCACAGGTTGAATTATTACTTGGAAAAGGTGGTTGTATAATGGGAAACAATACAGCTTCAAACGCAATTATATTAAATGAAATAGTAACAACTTATAAAACAAATACGGCTGGTAATGTAGATGTAACATGGAAGTTCTTAAACACTGTAGATACAATGAGCGCAAGCGCTGAATATATGTTTAATAACTTGAAATCTGATTTTGTTCAAAGTCGTTTAACCACTGGAGATATTGTAAGAGGATATAGCATGGTAAACGAAGCAGTTTATATTTCTAAAATGCAACAGTATTATTTAGCACTTGCAGCAGTTGCATTATTACCAAACAGTAAAGCAGCGGTTGAATATTTTATAAATAATTTAACTGTAACAGTTAGTACGATACTTGGTAGAATTACAAGTAGTTCTAATTTACCTATAGTTGTTCAGTTAAGAGAAATTATAGCAACTTTAAAAACTGATTTTGGTAATAATATTTAATAGGAGGATATTTTAATGGAAGCATTAGTAGATGGACAAGTCATAATAAATGATAAAGTAGTTGCGGTTGTTCCAAATAGCGTTGATAGGGCTTTTGGACGTGGTGAAATAAATGTGCGAACACAATCAAGCGGAAACGGAAACCTTGATGTTGTTCACAGTAACAATGTAGAAACAGCTAAAAGTATGTTTAAGTGTTCTATAATTCCAACATCAGTTTCAACTAATGACGTTGATTCATGGAAATTAAATATAGGAGCTAACACAATAAGATACATTGCGTCAAGTACTTATGAAACATACGAACAAATGAGTGTTATCAACGAACCTAAATTTCCAGACAGTAACGACGGAGTTATTGAAGTAGAATTTGAAGGAAAACCATTACCAAGGTAGGATTATATGATTATAAAACATGAAAAAAGCTTTATTTATGATTTACTAGAACCAGTTGAAATTAGCAAGGGCGGTAATTTTATAGAAGCTGTAAGTATAGAAGTCTTTGCACCAAGAAATAATGTTTATAACTTTTTTAGTTTTATTGATACTGAATATAATAAGGCAAAAAAGTTTGCAGAAACTCACAGTAGTGAAATGTTAAGTAACTTAAATGAAAACATGATTAAAACAATTGAAAAACTAGGTAGACCTGACGAAAAAGAAACAAAAGTTGATCCTATGGATTTAGTTGATATGATGCAAAAAAATAACGCAAACATGGAAAAGTGTTATGAAATGTTAGGTAAAATATTAACATGTAATAAAAATCCAAAAAGGATAAGTTGTTTAATCGATACAGAGGATATGCAATCAACACATTATCAAGATTTAACTATGGCAGATATAAAAAATATATTGGGATTGTATATAAAGCATTTTTTGGAATGCAACCGAAGTATGTAGTCGAATTTTTAAAAGAAAAACTTTTATTAATTAAATACTT